CCATCAGGGCGAGGAACTGGTCAACATTGTCCTCCATTTCCTCGCGGGTCGCAACCCAGTCCTCAAGACCGATGACCTCATTGTTGAGCGCCGCCTGCTCCGCCTCATAGCCCTCCAGCATCTTCTGGTAACGCTCTTGGCTCAGATTGCCGAGTACCATGTCCTCATAGATACGGGTGATGAGCTTGTCGATGTCCGCCAACCGCTTCTTCGCTTTCTCCAGCCGCCGCTTATCCTCCCGGATAGATTTCTCCTGTTCCTCTCTCCGGCACATCAGCCAGTCCTCCTGAAAGCCCTCCACATCGGCTCGGATATACTCCGTCACGGCCCGGATACGCTCCAACACCACATCCCGCAGAACGTCCTCCCGAATATAGTGCGCCGAACAGGTCCCCCGTCCGCTCTTGTACTTGGCGCAGACATAGTGGTCCTGCTTGCCGTCAAAGTTCTTACAAGTGGCAAAGTGGAGTTTGCTCCCACAATCAGCGCAGACCACCAGACCTGAGAACAGTCCTTGCCGCTCCGCTTTGGTCATGCGGCGCTTGTGCTGGCGAAGCTCCTGCACCCTGTCCCACTGCTCTTTCGGCACGATGGCCTCCTGAGTGTCAGGCAGGATAAACATATCCGCACTGACGTTGGGGATGCGCTTCTTGAGCTTATAGGACTTGGAGTAGGTCTTGAAATTGCAGACACAGCCGGTGTACTCCATCCGTTCCAGAATGCCGACAACAGACTGTTCCACCCAGTGGCAGGGACGCTCCGGCATGGGCTTGCCCTTGCGCTGGGCGTAGAGAGCCTTGGTAGTCAGCACACCGTCCGCTTCCAGGATTCGGGCAATCCGGGACGGGCCTGCTCCGGCAATCGCCAAGTCAAAGATACGCTTGACAACCGGGGCGGCATCCTCGTCCAGAATCCAGTGGTCTTTATCCTGCGGGTCAGGCTGGTAGCCATAGGGCGGCTTGCCCAGGTGCTTGCCACTGGTCCCACGGGTTTTCATCACAGAACGAACCTTTTTACTGGTGTCTTTGGCATAAAAATCGTTAAAAAGATTACGAAACGGGGTGAAATCGTCAGTTCCCCTGGCACTGTCCACGCCATCATTGACGGCAATGAACCGCACATCATAGCTGGGAAAAACGATTTCCGTATACCGGCCCACCTGCAAGTAGTCGCGCCCGAATCTGCTCATGTCCTTGACAATCCAGGTGCCGACCAAGCCCTGCTCCACAAGGGAAAGCCCCTCCTGTACGCCGGGGCGGTTGAAGTTCGTTCCGGTATACCCGTCATCCGCCAGTGTCAAGCTGGAACGAAAAGTAAATTGTAAACAAAGTGTGAACAACCGCACTCTAAGCTGCTGGTTACTGTCCGGCATAATAAGGGATTCTGCATTGATAAGCTCAAATGCAGAATCCCTCTTCTTGTGATTCCGTGCTACGTTCTGTTATCTGATCCTTCCGTTATCCCTACGCAAATCCATTAGCAGTCTTTCAAATTCATTCCGGTACTGCCAAACGATCTCCAGCCGGTTCTCTGGATAAACAAGCACCTCATCCAAAACTTCCTGCATGATATCGCCGGTAACCTCTTGGACTTCCGTATATTTCTGGAAGCTGGTGACAAATTGATTTCTCAATTTCCCATCTGCTTCAATGTCCGCCAAGGAGGCTTCCAACTGTTTTATCTGGGCTTCTGCGCTGTTCTGTTCTTGAATAGCAGCGGCTTTCGCTGTCATGTATGCTGATTTGCTGATCGTTCCCAACGCAAAAGCCTCATATAACTCCTTTGTCTGCTGCTTCTGCTGTTTGAGGGTCCCCGACAATGTGGAAAGAGCCTTCCGAATAGTATCAGCATCTTTCTTCTCGTGCTGGTGCTGTTCCTCCCAAATGCGTTCCAATTCGACTGCCGCTGAAGCCTGTACACGAAGCCCGTCCAGAAGTGCATCAAAAATATCCTGTTCCGCGATCCGATCTGTGGAGCAGAGAAACGCATCCGTCAAGCGCGGTGTCTGGCAAATGTAGTAGGGGTTCTTCACGCCGATACGGGTCATGGCATGGCCGCAAACACCGCAGCGGATTTTTCTGGGACTGCCTGACTTCCTGCTTCCGGGGTGTTCCGCGATTTCCTTTATAATGGCCTGAACCCGGTCAAATTCCTCCTGCGATATAATTGCTTCATGTGTATCGGATACGATGATCCAGTCCTCTTTCTTCACCTTTATGCTGTGAGTGCTGCCTATCACATCGTAATAACGCTTCCCAAAAACAACCTTGCCAAGATAACGTTCATCCCGGATGATTTTCAATACCGCATGATCTGTCCAGAAATTTTCATCATCAAGACAATGCCAAACAGTACGAGTACAACCGGCAGCTTGCTTATAGCGCATAGGCGTAGGGACACGCTCCTTATTCAGCCTGCTAGCGACCTGCACGGTAGAGCGATATTCTAATGTCATTTGGAAAATGCGGCGCACAATTTCGGCGGCAGGCGGATCGACAACCAGATGGTTTTTCCTGTTCGGGTCCTTCACGTAACCATAGGGAGCATGGGAGGATAAGAAATCTCCCTTTTGCGCCCGAAGCCGCATTGAGCTGCGCATTTTTCGAGATATGTCCCGGCTGTAGAAATCGTATAGCAGCGCCTTAAAAGCGGTATCCAAGCTGTCTATATCCTCCGAACGGATACTGTCAACGGCGTCATTGATGGCAATAAAGCGTACCCCCAGGAAAGGAAATACACGCGAAATGTAGTTTCCTACTATCAGATAGTCCCTCCCGAACCGGGACATATCCTTCACAATAATGCATTGAATTTTCCCCTGCTGTGCCTGTCGGAGCATTTCCTGGACGGCAGGACGATCAAAGTTTTTGCCGCTCCATCCATCGTCACAGAACTCAACCACCTTGGCCCCGGCAAATTCCGGGATACGGCTGATATAGGAATTCAGCAAATTTCGCTGATTAGAAATGCTGTTTGATTCCATTTTTACCGAGTTTTTCAAGTCCGCATCCTCCGAGGAAATGCGCAGATACTTGGCAATCGTATAGTCCCTCATACCATCGCCGCCTCTCCGCTGTCTTGCAGAAGCTGAAGCAATGTGTGGTATTCATCCCGGTAACGCAGGATAACGGTAACATGGTTATATGAATCAACCTCTATCCGGTCAATCAGAGCGTGAACCATATCCTCCGTCAGTTCTGTCTCCATCTGAAATTGACCGCAGGCAATCAGCCACGGATTTTGAGAGGTCCGGCATTCTTCGGCCTGCCGCTGCTGTTCCAGTTCCTTCAGCCGCGCCCGCGCCCGTTCCATATCCAACCGATATTGCGCCCGCATCTCAACGTATTCCTGCTCTGTTACCAGTTTGTCGGCATAATTCTGAAACAGACCGTCATGGAGCATTTTGGCCCGGTCGAGGACCTGCTGTGCAGCAGCAGTTTCCCGATGCAGGGTATCCTCCCGGCTAACCGCGCCTGCGGAGCGGTTGTACTGTTGTACCAGCTTTCGCAGATCGTCCGCCAGCGCGATTTCATGTTGCAGCGTATCCCACAGGATTTCTCTCAACTCCTCTTCGTGGAGATTTTTGCTGGAACAGGCATCTGTATTTTCAGTTCGAGTACGGCAGATGAAGTTGTAATACCGTTTCGTCCCATTCTGCACAACGTTCTTGTAGCGTGTCATGAGGCATTTGCAGTCCGCACAGAAAACCAATCCCTTGAAAATATTGGGGATAGTACCCAATGCGTCAAATTTGCCGACACGCTCCTGATATGCAGTGCGGCAGCTTTCCGCAATTTTTTGAACTGCGGAGAATGTTTCCTCGTCAATAATCGGCTTGTGCGTATTGCGAACAATGATCCAATCAGATTTAGGGACCAGACGTTCTTTCTTACCATTCGCAAAATCGCTGCGACTGCGGCCCTGCACCATGTGGCCAAGGTAGACCTCATCCAAAAGGATTTTCTTAATCATAGCGGTTTTCCAAACAGAATTGGCCAACCGCTCTGTTTTGCAATCCCCCTTCAAATAATGATACCGCATAGGGGATGGAATCCCCTGATCGTTCAACTGCCGCGCGATCTGCATATAGCTGATACCAGATCGCCGCAGCTGGAATATCATTTGTACCACAGGCGCAGTCTCAGCGTTTGGCTCCAGACGATGGTGGTCGTCAGCGCATTTCTGATAGCCATATGGAGCCCAGGAACCGATAAACTCACCGTTTTGCCGCTTTGTTAGCAGGGCCGAACTGGATTTTCTGGAAATATCCCGGCTATAGACCTCATTCATGATATTTTTCAGAGGGACAATATACCCCTCGCTGCCGCGTTCCGCAGTCAATGTGTCAAAATGGTCATTAACCGCGATGAATCGCACGTCTAAAAAGGGGAAAATCCTCTCCAAATAGTTGCCGGTTTCCTTATAATTGCGCCCGAATCGAGATAAATCCTTGACTACAATGCAGTCAATCTTTCCGGTACGCACATCTTCCATCAGCCGTTCAAACCCAGGCCGGTCAAAATTCGTTCCCGACCGCCCGTTATCGCAATAAATGTCATATAGCTGCATATCCGATTGACTGCTGATGTAATCCATGACAAGCTCCCGCTGCGCGTCAATCGTATCCGCGCCGGGCTTGCCGCTGTCCTCTACGGACAGCCGGATATACCCGCCGGTCCGGTAAATACGCTGTCTGGGAACCTCCGGCCTCGTTACCGGATGAAGGATATTGACTTTACGCTTTGTTCTTGCCATCTTACAGCGTCCCCCTTTCGGGAAGCGCTGCCTGCGCCTGCTGAAGCAAGTCCAACTGCCACTGAAATTCATTGTGCCAGCGGAAAACAACTTCCACTCGGTGCTTGCGGTAAATCACAATGCGTTCGATCAGCGATACGACAATGGTCCGGTCGAGAGTTTCGATGTTCTGATGCCTGCGAAATTGATCCATCCAACTTCGGTCCTGTGTATCCAGTTCACGCCCCATTTCCTGCCGGATCGCTTCCGCCTGCTCCTCTGCTTCTGCCCGCCGTCTGGTGTATGTTTCTTTCAAATCCTGATATTCTTCCTGCTCGATCACGCCATCCGCCAGACTCTCATACAGGGAGCGCAGAAGCGTCTGGCTGCGGTCAATTTCAGCCAGTTTCCTGTCTAACCGCATTTGCAGCTTCTGTATATTGGCCTGCTGAAGCTGCGCGGTGTCAGTCATTTGCAGAAGGTCAGAGAGATCAATTACGTCCCGTATGTGCTGTTTCAGCAGATGCAGGACAATATCATAGAGCGCCGTGTCCCGCAGGCTGTGGGTATAGCAGGTCTTATCATTTTTGTGGGAGGCGCAGACATAGTAGATATACTTTTTCTTGGCGCTATACGTTGTTTTGCGAATCATAGCGCCGCCGCACTCTCCGCAGCACACCATTCCGGAAAACAGGGATACCTCCTTGCCGCTGGTACTGGTTCGGGTGTCCAGGGCAAGTACCTTCTGGACACTCTCAAAGTCATAGCGGTCAATAATCGGCTCATGGCAGTTTTCTACAACAGCCCATTCTTCACGGGGCTTGTTGACCACCCGCTTAATTTTGTGGGTAGGCGTAGTAACCCGGCCCTGTTCCAACACTCCAGTATAGACAGGATTTTTTAATATCCGCAGCACCATCCCCGCGCTCCATACGGATTCTTCTTTGATACGGAACGCTGTGGAGTACCGCATCCCCTGGGACCGCTTATAGTCCATTGGTGTGGGAATCCCCGTTTTATTCAGCCGGACGGCAATATCAATCGCGCTCAGGCCCTCCAATTTCCAGCGAAACACATCCCGTACCACATCTGCGGCAAAGTCGTCCGGGACCAGCCGGTGATAGTCCTCCGGGTCTTTCCGATACCCAAAAACAGCAAAGGAGCCGATGAAATCTCCGCGCTGGCGTTTGATTTCAAGCTGGCTCCGAATCTTTTTCGATGTATCCCGGCAATAAGCATCATTGATCAGATTTTTGAAGGGGATAACCAGTTGATCGGATTCCGCGCCGCTGTTCAGACTGTCATAATGGTCATTGATAGCAATAAACCGAACACCAAGAAATGGGAAAATGCGTTCAATGTAGTCCCCGGTGTCCAGATACTCCCGGCCAAAGCGGGAGAGGTCCTTGACCACGATGCAGTTGATTTTGCCAGCTTTGACCTCGGCCATCATTTCCTGAAAGGCTGGCCGGTCGAAATTAGAACCCGTATAACCGTCGTCCACTTTCATGCCGCACTCCCGCAGTTCCGGGCAGTGCGACAAATAATCACGGATCAGCTCTTTCTGTCCCGTGATGCTGTTGCTCTCCGCCTTGTCGCCGTCCTCGCGGCTCAGACGGACGTAGCCGCAGGTATTCCATACCTTTTCCGCAGCGTTGTTCATGTTGTACTCTCCTAACAGTTAAAGTCAAATCAGCAAAATACTCTAACAATTAGGGAGCGTTGGTTTTCCTACTGCGGCTATGTTAACATAACATCCCCCTTTTGTCCAGAGCATTTTTCAAATTCTTTATCTGCATTTTGAGCGTATGTAAGAAAGCATCCGTTCTTCCAGCGTCACGTCTGTGTCAATGAAGCTGACTTTCACCACGTACTTTCCGTGCCGGTAGCAGTAAGGGTTCCCGATCTGACGGATAAAGTCCAAAATCCGCTCCTGCTTGGGTAAATTGGTGTTGACCTTCACATCTCGAATGTCCCGCAGCGTTTCCGGATCAACCGTCCGGATATCCACGTTCTGCATGGCGTCAATTTCTTCTCTCGTATAGATATGCTGTTCCATATACATCCTCCTCCAGCCTAAATCTTACTTGTGCTGCCGCCTGCAAACATTGAACCGCCGCAGGCTATTCCAGTCTGCGGCGGTATGTAGCAGCGCATCAGCCCTTGAAGCGGTAGGGGAGCTTGTGTCCCCCGCGCTGGCCATTGTACTTGTCCCAAATGACACGGGCGAAGCGCAGGGCGGCTTTGTTGGTGGAAAAATCCACCTTGCCGCGGCGGATAATCTCGTCCGGGTCAACAGCGGACAGCCTCTTGATGAAAACATCGTCCTTTATCTCCGGCTCATATGTTTTGACAAACAGAGCCATACCGGAAATAACAGAGGCTTTCAAAGAATTGGGCGTACCTCTCCACGTTTGGCCCAGTAGGGAGAGCATCCGTGAAAAGACCGCGCCTCCCAGGAGCCGGTAAGCGTTGATTACAGTGCGGGTGGCCTCAATTTCAAAGGGTGCGCCGGTAGGCTTGTCCAGCGCCCAGGTAAAACCTGCGTCCTCCACCCGGCCAGCAGCACCCACCGGCAGATGAACGACGCCGAGCTGGCGGCCGCCGGGGTCAAGCCCGACCCTGTCTCTTATACACATCTGACGCTGCCGACGATCTACTCTGTGTAGATCTCGGTGGTCGCCGTAT